CATTTTTTTAAGTTTTAAATGTTATAAAAAAAGGGTGGCAGATATTCCACCACCCTCATAAATTAATAAGTTTCTACTATGAAGTATAAAGAACGCAATCAGAACCAATACCGTAGTTAACTCCTGCCGTTAGTCTCATTACAACTCTTACATTTTGACTTCCGTCAAGTGGACCTAAATCAATAATTTGAACCTCATTTGCATCCGAAATCAGCGATGTCGCAAAAAACAAGTTATCAATAGTAGTAGCAATCATAGTGTCGTCATTCAATCCGTTAGCCATAAAGATTGGAATACCATCGAAAGACAACGCTCCGTTAGTGTACCATTGTGTACCTTGTGCATTAACACCACTATTTGATGTAGCTGCTACAGAGAAACCACCCAATGCACGAACGTATGCTTTAACTGCTTTCTGAGAAAGATACAAACGTAATCCTTCGTTACCATAAAGAGCAGCAGGGATAGCGTCAACTGTTGCACCCAAAGCAGCAATAATAGTTGATGAAGTAATAGCTGCTGCACCTGCTACATCAATAACCGTAGCATCAGCCAACATAAGCGCGCGGAATCCATCAAACTCGCCTTGGTTAGCATTAGCACCATTCCAAATGTTAGTTTCGATTTTAGCTGCTACCTTAGCTGCTGCGTGTGCGATTAAGAAATCAGCAAAAGATTTAGGTAGAACATCAAATGTAGAATATCCCATTTGTACCGCATCCCAATCGCTTCGGAAATCTTTTTTACAAAGTTGCAAATTCACTTGAAATTCCTCAGGTTGCAAAATTCTTTCAGTCAAAGTAATAGTTGATGTTGCATCGAAATCACAAGTTGCATTTTTCAAAATGTCATTCGTTGCTACTTTCTTAATTACTTGCTTGTACTTTACGTTAGGTACGATTGTAACTCCACCTTGCTCTAAAGTCGGTGCAGACAAAAGTGCTGCAGCGATGTACTTACCTGCGAACTCACCAGCATAAGTAGTTGTAATTGATGTTGTAGTTGCCATCTTTTTTTTAAATTATTAGTTAATATTTATTTATTTAATTTTTCAAGTATTGCATCCATTGTGCTACGTGTTCTTTTTGTAGCATATTTGAATGTTTCTGATTTATTTACATTCTCAGGATTAAAAGTGATAGGAGATACTTCCTCTAATTCAACCTTAACCTCTTCAGTAGTTTCTTCAGTAGCAACTTCTGCAGTAGGCTCAACTTTTGAAAACATTTCTAACTTAGCTTTCAACTCTTCGTTTTCGATTTTAAGTGCTTCCATTTCTGAGAAGAACGTTTCTTTAACGATAGATTCAACCGTTTTTTTGATATCTTTTGGTGCTTCAGCTTCTGCTTCAACTTCTACCTCTACTTCTGGCTGTTCCATTGGTGCTTCCTCTTGAGCCATTTCAGCATCTTTAATTTCAGAAATAATACCTTCTTGAGTAACTATTAACATTCTACCATCTTCCAATTCATACTCTCCAACAGGTAAAGCAATTTTTTGGTCTTCAGCAACTATAAATACTTCTGCTCCTGCTTCAAACATTTCTGCTTCCAATACCGTAACTCCGTCTGAAAGTTTCATAGTACCTAATTTAACTTCCATCCCGAGAAGTTCTTTAATTTGATTAATCACGTTCTTTTTCATATTTAACATTTATAACTTAATAACTTTCGTGTTTTTATTCTGTTGTATTTTTATCCACTTACGGAAGTAATAACTCTCGTTTCGTTAACGTTTGTTACACTGCTTGTGGATTGGTCTACTGTGCTTCCTATTCCTTGATTCTGTAGTTCACCTGTGCAACATTTTGAGTTGTACGTGCCATCATCACAAAGGCATCCTCTTGTACCTCCTTTAGGACTTGTTCTACTTACTGATTTTTGTCTTGCCATAATTTAATTTATTAATATTTTACCTATTTGATTTGTAAACTTTTCAAACTGATGAAAAGATATTGTTGAATCCATTTCAGTCTTAACGTAATCACATCCTATAAATGCTATAAATTGTCCATCTGAAAAATAAGGTGCTATTACAATACTTTTAATTCCTTGATTTAACAATGTTAATCTTGTAGTTTCTTCCTCTATATCTCCTACTTTGCTATAGCACATTTTCTTTAACATAATATCTTGAAGGAATACAGGATATAAACTAACGGGTATATTTTGCAGCCAATAACATTCTGGACTTACTCCTTTATTACACACCTCAAAGCTATTTGACATATGATTCTTGTGGCTTCCATCATAGTATTTAATAGTGTTATGAAACTGAAATATATACGCCCTGTCAGCTTTGAATTCAATCATTAAATCATTAAGCATCTGTTGAATTAAAACATTGTTATTTATAGATTTGTTGAAAGATATCTCCGTCTTTTTATATTTCATTTTAGTCTCTACTACTTCAGTTACTAGAGATTTATAATAGTACAAAATGAAGGCTATTAACAAAATCAATAAAACAATAGTCCGTGTTTTTCTTAATTCAGCTAATATCAATTTTATTTGTTCCATTATTTATACTTCGTTTACGGTTAATATTATACTTGGGATTGCAGGGTAAGGTATTGTTACGTTAGCTGCTTCATATTTAAATTCAATATCGCTATTTTGTGTCCACATTAATTGACAATGTTCTCCTGCATCTAATTGAATAAAGAAATTCCAAGCTATAACTAAATAGTTTGCGTTAGCTTGTACGCTTACGTGAGTTGCAGTATTTGGCACATCTGTTCCGTTTTTACGCATCCATACTATTACGTGCTTACTTGAACCACCTGATAATCTTTCTACCTGAGCAGAGAACATTATGTTATAAACACCTGTTTTACTTACCGTGATTTTATTCTTTCTGTTACTCGGGTCTTCCTCTACACTTACACCGCTTGTAGCATCTGTATCTACAGAGTTAAACTTCATAGCTGCTATTCCATCTATAGCTACAGTTTGTGTTGTAGTGTCATAAAATGAACCTTTATCCTTTGTTAGATATGGTTCTATAATCGGTGCAAATCCTTCAGCAAAGTCTAATACGTTTACACGCTTAATTACGTCAGAATTTACATCGTCTAAGAAAACGCAGTCCGTGTTTTCAATAGTAGTAAAATCTTTAAATCTTATAAAATAAGGAATTCTCATTAAGCGTCTTTAAGAATTTCTTTTAATTTCTCAATTAATTCCTCTTCTGTTTCTGGCTCAGTAACTGCAGGATTAAAGCTCATTTCGTATTTGTCTGCAAAGTAACCTTCTATAGAAAATCCTTTTACTTTACCTTCTTTTACGTCTTTCCATACCTCATCGTTGTTTACCTTCATAGAAATCATCCACGTTCCTACAGGTAGACTGAATCCGTATTTTGCAGACTTGTCTTTTTTCTCATCTTCTATAATCCACGATTCTACCACACTCATTCCACTTAATTTTTTATCGTGTTCGTATGTAGCGTTGTTTTGGTTTGCTCTCATTAAGAATAACTCAGATGCTTTTCTAACCGTGTCTTTACTGAAATAGATATGATATTCTTCGTTCTTGTCGTTACGTCTGTAGATTTGTTTATTAGGTACTAAAGCAGCACCCATTAAGATACGCTTCTCAGTATCTATTTCTTTCAACTCTACTTCGTGTTTATGTAACGCAATAAAGTTTTCCTCTATCGCAGGAGAACTAACAACTGAAACGGCATCTATTCCGCTCATCTCATCATTCTCATCTATCACTAATTCTATTATCTTATTCATAACCTAATAACTTTATAATTATCCAAACGTTGCGTAATTGATTCTATTTCTATCTAAAGACTGAGCAGTCGTTACATCTCCACTTACTACATAGGCTTGTAATGGTTGTCCACCTAATCCTGCTAATGGATTTGTAGCTTGTGCATTTCCTACTATGTTGAAGTTAGGAGTGATTACATTGCCTCCACTCGCACCTGCTCCTGCACCACTTCCACCTCCACTTTCAGATGGCATAGTTGTAGCTTCAAACTCTTGCTTTTGAATATTCCTAACATTTAATAAACCTGCTGCTACTGCTAACGCTGCGGATGCTGCTTTAATAATCGGTCCGCCGGGAGTTGAGGCATAAGCACTCGCTGCACCTTTATAAGTGTCTACTAATGCACCTGCTATAGCTGCCTTCTTTTGTACATCGAATGCGTGTTTAGCTAACTTATTATTTTGGTCAAGTTGCTTTTGTTTTTCTTTAGCAGTCAGCTTGTCATTGCTTAAAATCGCTTGACTAATTTTTTGATATTGATTATAGTTTTGACTTGCAAATTCAGCTATTAAACTAAATCCTTGTTGTACTGCATTTATGCTACTTGCTAAATTATCTTTTCTTAATTGTTCTTTTTTAGCTTCTTCAGCAGCGTAATTATCTGTGTCTTGTTTGTATAGGTCTCCTCTAAATTGCATATTTGCAAGTTCTTGCTCTTGCATTATAGCATCTGCGTTCTTTTTATCTTCAAGTTTTTTAGCATCTTGGTCAACTAACATTTGACGAAGATTGTTTTCTATTTCCTCAGTTAATTCAAATTCGTTTTGTTTTGATTCAACAACAGTTTTAGTAACTTTTTCAGTGCTTGTTTTTACTTCCGTGTTTTGCTCAACGTATTTCTTACCCGAATAAGTTAATTTGTCAATTTGTCCACTTGCATAGATTGCTGCCTTACCATAGTTTTCAAATCTATCTTGTGCATCTGCTAATGCTTTAGTATTTGTGCGTATTGTTTCCGCCGCTCTTTCTCTTGCTATAGATGCTGCTTCATTTACATTTATAGTAGTTAATACACCATCTTCTAATGTTCGTTTAGTTTGTCCTGCACCATCTTGAATAGCTTTAGATAAATCTTTTTCTGCTTGTGCTAATTCTCTTTTTAATCTGCTTTGAGTTTCTAAGTTTTTAACTATAGCCTCTTCATTTTTTTGAAGTCTAAATTTAGCTTGTTGGTAAGTTAAATAATTAGCTAACTCTTGATTTAATTGATTTTGAAATTCAGCTTCATCAGATAAGTTTTTAAGAGTAGTTCCGTATTTTTTGTTAATCTCAGATATTAATTCAGAACGCTCCTTACTCCCTTTATTGGATGCTTTTAACTGAGCAATAAGAGTAGCAAATCCTTTAGATTCTTCTGCTACTTGTTTGTCTTGCTCCGCTGCATATTGTCTTCTGTATTCCGCTAATTTTTGTTCTTCTTCAGATACATCACCTACCGCTTTTCTAATATCATCCCAATAAGTAATAACAAGGCTTAATCCTGTGATAAGTAATCCTATTCCTGTAATAGCAAATACTTTACCTGCGGCAGTCATATTTTGGAATCCTTTTACCGCTCCCTCATATACTCCTGTGATTTGTTTGCCTAAGTTGGCGAAATCTTCTTTAGCTTCTAAGATTCCATTAATACCTTGAGTTAAAGCCATAGCAGATTGTACCTTTAGCAAAGTAGCTTGTACCGCTTCGCCTTCTACACCTACTAATCCTAACGCACCTTCAAAGGCTTGAAATCCATTTAATACTCCACTAATAGAAGCAGATAACGCATTGAATTTGGCATCAGGGTTATATGCATCAGTTAAGTTCTTAGCATCTGCAATAGCGTCTTTTAATTCAGCCGCTTTCTTTGCTGCTTGTACTGCCTCTTGCGATGTAGCACCAAACTTTTCAGCTAATGCAGCAACTTCAGCTTGTGCCTCTCTTAATTGTGCTTTTAGTGGTTTAAGTGATTCTGTCTTTACCTCTAATTCTATTACTTTCTTTTCAGCCATTACTTAAGTCTTTTACTCTTTAACTCTCTTTTACCTTGTTTGTATGCTTCTCTTACGCTTGTAGGTATTTTATACTTACCTTTTGCTATGTCGATGAACTCCGTCTTTCCGTAGAAATCGTCTATTTTTAATAACTCTAAAATATTCTTAATCATAAGTCTGATATTACAAATGGATAATCTTGTGTTTCTGTGCTTCCATCAGGGAATGAATATGTAATTTCTACGTTTAACACTTCTGGAGTTCCTTCCTCGCTTCTTAAATTATAGTAGTCTTCAGTATCTAAGTTATATCCGTCTTCAGTCATCAATAAATAACCACCATTTGCATTAGGTGGGATGACAAACTGAACGTTTCTATCTGCAAAACCTCTATCGGGAGTTGCTACTATTCCTGTAGTTCCTTCGTCTATATTAAACTCAGTCGCTCCGTTAGGCATAACTACAGGACTTTTTAAAGTTAATCCTGCACTTGGTATGCTCCACTTTGGTCTTCTGCGTACAATTCTTCTAAAATCAAGTAATAAAACTAAATTAACTTCACCTGTAGTTAGGTTCGACTTCATCTCGTTTATTACATAACGCTTGTCTCTGATAATAACCCTATCATTTAAACGAATAGATGTCAATAGAGCAAGTGGCAAATAGCACTTTACATAGACTAATCTATTCTTTCTAACATAAAGGTTGTTAATGTAGTTTGAGTAGTATGTAGCAAATATGTGGTTATTAATTACTATCTCACGTAAAGAACTTATTTCTGGTCCAAAGTTTAAACTTAAATATTGACCATTAGCGTAAGTATCTTGTCCGAATGGCATATAGTTAGTAAGCGTGTCTACGGTAGTTGCATTGTTGAATTTAAAACTACAAGCAGTTTGTTCAGCCATATATAACAACATAGGTTTAGGAATGTATTTCCCAAAGTTTCTGTTTATTATATATCCTACTTGTAAATTGGTATCTGTGAATTTAGAATGTAATAAATTCTCAAATGGTGATTCTACTAAATAATCAGTACCATCATAGTCATAAGATTGTTCCAAATCTCCATATTCTTTACCATTATCATCTGCAAATTTTCCATTTGTAAATGATTCCGACTTTTGGTATCTAAATGAAATCTTTTTATATAATGGCACTCTTTGAATATCAATACTATCAATATCCGTATGTGGTGTGATATCTAATATTCGCCCTTTATTATACCAATCTTCTAACGGCATTAATTCAAACGATGTAGGACTTAAAGGTGCTATAGTTAAATTAAATTCTTTTAGCACTCCTTTTACAAAATCCGACACGGTCATATCAGGAATGTTATTTCCTATATCTAAATCAGCTACTAAAGAAAGCGTTGAAGTCGTAGCGTTAAATATTAATAAATTAAAATATTGATATACTGGATTAAAACCATCATCATACCATTCAGTTCTATATTGATTGTAGTATACATCTATTTTAATATTTATAGCTGCATTTGCCCTTACCACAAAGTAAAATATATTGTTTAATCCTACGTCATTGCTATAAGTTAAAGAGTCAATATTTCCCGTACCTTGTGCTTGTAAAGTAGTTTCTAAAACTCCGTTATTATATACATCTATGTAATAGGTTGCACTTGGGTTAGAAACAGATGAACAAACGAAATTAATAATATGAGTTCCTAAAGTAGGATTTAAATCTTCGTTATCGTAAACTATTAGTAAGGTATCTTCTACGGTATTAAAGCAGTCTCTCGCTACAAATCCTGTAGTATCAAAACCACTATAGGAAGTAAAATCTATTCTTTGTGGCTCAGTTTGAAAACCAAATGTCTCGCTATTCTTTAAATATAAAAATGCGTTATCAAATCTTGCATCTGTTAAAAACGCTCCTTGAAAGTCTACCCCATATTGAGATTCTATGGCATCAAATACTCTTCTGATTTTTAGCGCAGGAAATAACTCGTAATAGTTCATTCGTGTTCCTGTAACACTTATATCGGTACTTGTTGCATCTCCATAAGTCCAAACACGCTCAGAGGTAATCAAAGGGTATCTAACATCGTAATCTGTAGTATCTGTGATTCGTGCTTGAATTTCTGCACCAGAGTATTCGTGTGTGTAAGGAGAGAAATCTAATACCGCTAATTTATCGTCTTTAAAATAATCTTGTAAGGTTCTAACATCACCATAAAAAGTAATAGTGTAGCTTTCAGCCATTCCCTTTTTTAGGTTCGCCTTTTCGAGTTGCATCTTACCTGTTCTAAATAGAACTAAGTCTATCTCTATCTTCGCATCTCTTCGCAGTTGGTAGTCTAAAGTAGAATCTACATCTGTTTGGTAGAAGTGCTGAAATATCTGATTATTTATAGGTGATGCAGGTACGGTAAAAGATTGTGAGAAATCTGTAAATACTTTAGCAATATCTTGTACGTTCTGTACTGAACTTGTAATCTGAATTTGTTCATCGTCAAATAACTCTAACTTTTGATTCTCTATATATACTTGTACCTTTCTCATTACAATACTGTGTTATTTATATCGTATGCGTATTCAAAGTCTAATTGGTAGTTTATCATCTTCGTGTTTATCTGCTTGAACATCTCCATAGAATTCGTGGTTAGCTTCACAGGAGAGTTGTTTAAAAGGATTCTCTCGCTCATCATTAACTGCCTAATCACTTCCGAATAGCTATCGTCTCGCCAATCAGAATTAACTTGTATCGTCTCTAACATTACTGAGTTGAAAACTTTACGCTGCCCCTCTAATACATCGTAGTTGTGTAAATTATCCTGCATTAAGTTGTAAGTAGTGTTCGTTTTAGACACCGTGTTTTTAGATGCCTTAAAGAAAAACTCACGTTGCCATCCACCATACTTATTAATAAAGTCTATAACTACAGGTGTGTACCTACATTCTACGATAGGTCTAAATGTAGCTTCCCATAAAACGTTATTAGAAGCATCTAAAATCTGCATTACATTTCCATTGTCGTAGTAGTTAGTATAAACTCTGTAGCTTGTTATAACGCCGCTACTCGGTATAGTTCCGTTCACAATACTACCTGTGTTTAATTCGATGTACTTTACCTTCTGCCCTGCCGTAGCGTTCCACGTTACACTTCCTGCTCTTTTTAATGTATCAGTAGAAAGAACCGCAGCGGAATCGTATTCAAATTGATACGTTGCCTCATCTAAAAGTATATTACCTAAATCTGGGTTCGTTCCTTCCGTATAATATCCAAAGCCATCGAATACCTTGTATGTAGTACTATCAATTAAAACAAAAGACGAAGTGATTTTTTTATACCTATCTACCTTAACATTACACCATTCATAACTTCCTAAACTCGTGTTTATGGAGTTGTAGTTATTCCCAAAAGATTGGTGTTCAATATATTCTTTTAAATAAGGCGAAATATTATACAGAGTCTCTATGTCTGTAGCAGATGGAATTAACTTACTCAATGTATAAGTAGGTGATGCAGGTGCTGAACCTGTGCCATTCCAAATAAATAAATTTACTTTCGTTTCTACTTGTCCTGTTTCATTTATTCTCACAATAAAAGGAGAACGTGCAAAGATTCTATTATCAGCCATTAGTCTTAGGTTGTTTTATTATATCGTTAAATGCTTTCATTCCTTCTAATCCGTATTTTTCTATCAATACGTCAGGAAGATTCTTATATGCTACCTCAAATGGCTTAGTAAAAAATAAACTCGGTTTAATTCCCTTTGAGTATATGCTTTTTGTAATTAACCACGCAGTAGATTGGTAACTCATAAACTTACCATTCTTTCTATCTTTAAATTGAATGCGTCTATCTTTTACCCATTTCTCCATAGCTGCCGTTAAGCCACCTTTCTTGCCTGTACCGCTACCAAATCTAAACGGAGACTGTGGTGCTTTACTTGAACTATTCTTTCCTTTTATACCTAAGTCTTGATACGCTCCGTACTCTTCCATATCGAAGTACATTCCTATAGAATTAGGAAATACTTTTACATCCCCACTAATAGAGTTGTATAGCTTCTTACTAACGTTCTTATCCTTATTGGTAAGATTACGTTTCGCTTGTGTTACTACGTGGTCTCTAAAGCGTTCTAAAGCCTTCTGTACTTCGTCTTTTTGCATTAATCACGTATAACATTAAGCGTTAAAGTTCCATTACAAGCAAATGCGTTATAGGCTTCTAATGTCATTTCCATTCTTACTCTACCATCTCCATTATCATAACAAATTCCATAATCTAAAAACGTAGCTTGTTCTTGTACAGGTGGATTAGCGTTAAACATATCAATTAAATCTGTTAGGTTTTGCTCGTCTGTTCCGTAGGAAGCATCTAAGAATTCTCCATCACATAAATATTGTATAGAGTTATATCTCGGTCTTACAGGGTTCTCAGGGTCAAAGTTTACTACTTGGCTATAAACGGAAACAGTATTAACGTTATCGCAGATGCTCATCTGATTAGGAACTAACACATCGAATGTCATTGTCCATCCTGCTAACAGATTCTCAAAACGTTCTGTAAATGGTTCGCAACTTGGGTTGCCATCTACTTGAAACAATTCAGTGTATAACGTACCTCTTCTCATCACCTCATATACTCGCTGAAGAACTGCTAACTGAGTATTCAATACATCCTGCTCGTTATCGTTGCCTCTAAATACATCTTGAGTTTCGTCTTTTGATATATCCACTATATCCATAGCAATAATGCTTACGTTAAACCTCAACACGTTTTCTTCAAACGTTGCTGAGTTAACCATAATGTGAGATAAAGGAAATATAGTCTGCTTAGCTAAGTCAACATTGAAGATACTCCCCTCTGTAACTGAATTAACAAACGGAGAACTATTTAACTCCGCTTTCAATGTATCTATAATCGTGTAGAATCCTACCATTTTTGTTGTTGCTTTTTAATTTGTCTAATTTCTATTTCAGTCTTTTGCTTCTCGAATGTTAATAACGTCAAACATTTAACCAATGGTTCTCTGGTAACTGCGTCAAATCTTGTAACGTCTCCTTTAGCGAGTGCATATATGCTTTGATACCATCCCCATTGCTTTGCAAATTGAGTTTGCTCTGAATAGTCGTTAAGTCCATCCCCTTCATCTCCTTCTCCAAATAGTCCATTAAAGCCGTCAACAATTCGCTTCCTAAAGTCCAAAAAAAAACCGATGCACCAAATACTACATTTAAAGGTGCGTACTTCATTACATCTGAATAGTTAGCAGTTCCGTTGTACTCTTCTATTTCGTATTTTTCTCCTTTACGCTTTGTGATAGGTCTATACATTGCTGCCATAGCTTTATGCATCGTGTCCCAATCTGTAAGGTTACGTTCGATATCAATATACTCTCCCCAAGATATGTTCTCTAAGTCAGGAACAAATCCAAACTCTAAATCTCCTATCTTAAATCTGTGTTCAAACTTTTGCTTTCCAGAAAACAATTGATTGAAGTGGCTAACCATATCAGAAATATCAGACGCTTTGATTTTAATCACATCCTTTAGTTCTATGCCGCAGAATAACTCAATCATTTTCTCAGCTATAAACTCCTCATCGTTTGAGTTCTCAGCTACCTTTCTAAACTCTTGGTAGTGCTTTAATGGAATCTCACTTAGTGATGTTGGTATAAGCAATTCTAACTTCATATTTTTATAACTTTTATTTATCCTTATTGTTATACATAACTGCGATGCTATAGGCTTCGTTTAATAGCGTAACATCTCTTCTCATTCTCATTGGGTTGTCAAATACTATTCTTACCCTTACACGCTTTCTATCGTATATGTAATCTTGAATTACGGCTATCATTTCCTCAACGGATGGCGTATGTCCCATAGCTATTGTTTAGTCCTAAAGTTTCCATTTCGTGATACCGTAGCGCATCTATAATGTGGTCATTTCCACCTGCAGGTTTATTTAATCTTACTCCTGTTCTATCCGTGTCCCAACAGTAGCTTCTAAGTTCCTTGATTAGATTAGTGCTATCAGACGTTACTAAATACTCTTGACGTTGCATTACGTCTATTCCGTAATTAATCGAATCCTTACCCTTCGTTACTCCTTTAATTGTTATTCCTTGTCTGCGTATTTCTTCTATACTTTTAGGTTCAGCACTATCAGCATATACTACTACGTTTTTTTGTAGTTCTTTAGCTATATCAGAGTTAAGCATACCTGTACGATATACCTTCTCTCTTACTATTCTTTGTCCGTTGTATTGATATATTTCTACTATCGCAGTAGGGTCAACTGAATAACCAAAGTCTAATCCTATGCCAATTAATCGTGCTTCAATCGGAATAGTGTCGATTATCTTCCAATTATTGAACACTACTCCCTCTAAGCTACCTACTAAACCAAGTCCGTAAACGTTCCACCAATTTCTCCAATACTCAGATGTCTTAGCTTTCTCCTTGTTCTTTTCTATTTGGTCTATTATGGATTGGTCTAAGGCTTCGTTATCCTTGTACGTTAAAATTATGAAGTCGCTATCTGGTTCGTCTTTTAGTTCCGTGTGTACCCAAAACTCATTCGCAGGGTTAAAGTCTAAAAATACCTCTCTCTTCGTTCTAATAGATAACTCGTTGTACGCTTCAAACGTTACATTATTACACTCATTGATATAGAGTACGTCACGCCTTGCTCCTCTTAGTTTAGATGCATCATCTGCACTAAAGAACTCTATTACGCTGCCGTTAGCAAATTCATATCTTAAAAGTGATTTATTAAAGTTTGCATCTATATATCTATTAGTCCACCTCATTATCTTTAAGAAGTCTTTTAATGCACCTCTTCTTAAATGTGGTATTGTTTCAGCTACTATACTAATCTCAAGTCCTGATTGCCTAGCTGCTTTGTCTATAAGTATAGGAAGTATACCGAATGTTTTTCCTGCCGATGTGCCGCCTTGAATTATCTTAATCCGTTTTTTTAACGCAAGAATCTTCCGTATAGCAGTAGTTACTTTGAACATAAATTAATCTTCTAACTCTTCGTTATCTCCTTCTAAATCAAATAAAGGTTGTTCCATAATCGTAGTCTGTGTCTTCTCTACAAGGCTATTTAAACGTTGTGTAATAGATGGGTTGTACATACCTGCCATACCTCCTTCGATTTGGTCTGAGCGCACTTCCCTGCGTATACGTGAACAGATAGTAGAAAAACGTTTATACCTTCCTTTTGAATTACTAAAATACATTCCTAAATCTTGAATTATTTCTTGGTCTGCACAATAGTTTTCAAAGCCTTCTATCGTTAAAGGTCTTTCTTTTTCTCTATAAACCATCTCTGCATCTTTACCTACAAAGTCTTTTACAATGAATGGGTTTTCTTTAGTCTTCTTCTTATAGTCTTGGAATAACTCCCATAGGTGTTCTGGTGATGTTATTTTATTAGGTCTTCCCATTTGTTTCGTGTTTTATTAGTTGAGTGAGTAATTATAACTTCTGTACTCTTCATAGTTTACCTCTTCCATGTGGATTGTATTAATCGTGTTATCGTAAAATAATACCCATTCTACCTCTGCTATAACCATAGTCAGCTTTAAAGTATTCCATACTTGTCTATGGAGTTCGGGGTTTATAACTACTAAGTAATAGTTAGTTGTTAAACTGCTTCCCGATGTCTCCCAATTCTCTAATGACATCTGCATTATTGTCGTAGTGAGTTACTATGTTTAATTCTTTTATCTTCTCTATCTTAGCTTTATTGCTTCCCATTGCATAAACTCTTCCTATAGGTATTCCGATTTTTTCTGCCTTAGGTAGCATTCTGTCTTTATCTCCTCTCGCTGAAATAATATACACTTCGGCTCCTGAATCAATAAGGCTTTGTGCTAACTCAGTTCCTTTTAATGTGCTTAGCGTTCCATCGTAATCAAAACTTATCTTCTCTCCTGCTAACTTCTCTTCAAATGCTGAACGGCATACTGCTGCTCTTTGTTCTTGTGGATATTCACTAACCATTTTTTCATCTCCCATACATCTTTGTAGGAAGTCATTCATTCTTTCGTATGGTTTAGGTTTAGGAATTGGCATCTTGTTCGTCTTTATATTCGTTATAGACTTTCTTTAGCTGATTTATAATATCTCTCCAACAACTTGAGCAGTTTGTAGGCTCTCTACGTGTGTTGAATACTCGGTTGTATATACCTAATAATATTACTTGTTCAGATGGCTTAACCTGTTCACTATTCTTTACAAAGAAGTTTTCTAAACTAATGTGTTCGTCTTGCGTTAGGCAGTTAGGTTTACGATACGGAAATAATTTATTTAACTTCTCCTTACGCTCAGTGCATCCGCAGTCCTCTCCAGCGATAAACTTAACTAACTTCTTGATTCCTGTTTTCTCAAATACCTTTTCTAAAGTATCTCCTAATCCTTCAGCGACATCTTCTTTAATCTCGTTTACTAATTCTTGTGCTTCGTCTTTTACTATGTCTACAACTTCTTTAACTATTTTCGGTTGTCTACCTCTTCTTTTCTTTTCCATTTCCTAATTCTTTAATCATTAATTCTAAATGTACTATTCTTTCTAAAAAGTGTTTTGCATCTAATAAGTTAATATTTTCGCCTTGCAGACTATTTGCAAATGATACATAGGCTAACTCCTTTTGGTTTTCTAAATACGCTTTTATCGTCTTCATTTGTTATCTATTAAGTTCATATATCTTTCTTTTAGTTGGTCAAACTCTTCCTGTAGCTTTTCGTATTTCTGTAGCAACTGATAATACTTGTCTAACTGCTCAGTATAATTCTTACGCAATTCCGCTAACGTTGTGTATGTGTTTTCAGATTCTTTCATAATCGCCATTCAAATAATCTTCGTAGTCTTCTCCTACATTCTCAAGCAAACGCTGCTTACAATGCTTTATAGTGTGGAATATAGACGTTACAGATATTTTAGTTAACGCAGATAACTCACGCATAGAATGATTGTTCTCTTTATATAACTTAAATAGCATCGTATCGTACCAATGCCACGAATCTATCTCCATATATATCTTTAACTCAATATCGTTTTTAGCTTTCTCTATTCCGCTAACGTCAATATCCTTTATGTCTAAAGCATCGTTTATAGTTACCTTTTCAATCTTAGATTTTTGTTTACAGTAGTCTACATAAATGTTACGCAGAACAAACCATATAAAGCCTTGATTTACTTGTCCATCTTTTATTATCTTCTCTGGATTCGTGTATTTGTAGATTCTTAAATACATCTCCTGCACTATATCTTCTGAGTATCGCTCTTCTCCAAAGGATTTAACTACCGATATAAAGTGCTTATGGTGTTTTGCTACCGATGCTAACCACTCTGAGGAATTCTCAGTTGTCTTCATTTCTATACAATCGGCTAATAACATACACCCAAATTAAATCTATAACCTTATAAACATATTTCATTCTTCAGGGTTTAGCCTTATAAAAGCCATACCATCGTACATATAACTTAAAAACCAATCAGCAGTACGTCTCTTCATACGATACTTCCTGTGCATTTCGTCTTTTACTATCTTCCTAGCCATATATCATACATAAAGATGCTCAAAGCTAATAAATTCAAAGCACCGATTGCTAAAAATATTACTGCTAAATTAAAATATTCCATCTTAAATGCCAAACTACTAAGCCCTAACATAAAAAATGCTTGAATCAAAAGGTATATAAATACTATTTCTCGTTCCATAATCTTTCGTAATAATTTTGTTTCTGCAAAGATAGATTTTCTTTTGATAAATCAGATGGCTTTAAATAAGACGTTTTAATCGTACTTCTTTCTATTGGATATACTTTGCTATTACTATCAGTAGAAAGTGTCTTAGAAACGAGTAAAACAAGTATTACGCTAAATACAACAAACATTGTAGCGTGATAGATTTTTAGTTCTGTGCTTTTCATAGTTCTACCCCTCCATCTCTACACATTTCCCATAACTTCTCTCGTGCTTCTTCAACTGCGTTATATGCATCGTCGGTTATATTGTCTTCGTATTTAAGTCTCCCTCTTAAATATTGGTCGAACTCGTGAAGCACTACGCTCATATCCGCTGCCTTGTTTACAAGATTGTATTCGTGTGCGTCTTCAGGTAGGTTAAATTCTAATATTGCTTTCATATCAGTCTCTATTATTCCAATTGTTTAACACATCTATAATCTCTTCCCAATCAATTTGGTCTCTCATCTGCGCTTCGATTGCGTTACATTCTTCCTCCGAGAAAACATAAGGATAGTAAATACCTGTGATGCCATTCCATTTCGCTCCTTGAATGCTTTCAAAGATAAACTCTGATGTGTCAGTTGCTAAGTTGTATTTATAGCTATACTCGGCTTTAGCTGAGAATATCTCTATTACTCCTTGTGCATAGACGATTTCTAATTCAAACTCTTTCTGAGTTCCTGTAAAGTTTTGGATTTCTACTTTCATAATTTTTCTGTTTTGTTGGTTCAAATATAATTAACTTTTTAATAAATCAATAGTTGGAAGTAAAATTCCTTTGCTCGTATTTAAATCTCCACCAAGAATATCTCTGTTTGTACCTATATATTTTCTACACATTTGTTTTAATCTTTCTGTTTTTATAAAGATGCAATGCTCATCACTCAACCAATAGCACCAATATTCAGCTTCTGTACTTGCTAATCCACTCTTCTTGTTTCTTGATTCGTATTCTACAAATATATTTCCTGTTTCTAAGCATTTAAAGTCTCGCTTCACTTCAATTTTTTTACCGAACAAATCATTTAATTGCTTTTCGTATATCTGTCCTATCTCTAAATCATATCTAAAATCACTATTAAAATTCATCTTTTATTTTTTGTTTATAGGTTTCTATAACCTCCTTTAATTCTTCTCGTGTAAACTTTCGTGTTTTCATCGCATCATTGCTTAAACGCTCAAATTCTTCATATCCTAATTTAACTAAAAGATTTTCACGGTAAGGTAAAAGATTCCCAGATAAAAACGAATTGCAATACTCACATTGAAGATGTACATTACGCTCATCGAACCTCACATTGAAGTGTCCACCTGCTGAATAGAAGTGTCCTGCGTTTCCTTTCTTAGGAGTTTTATTACAACTCACGCATAAATTACCTTCATCTCTTAATCTGATATACTTGTTAAATACTTGCTGCGCTACTTTCATTAAATCCTGCACAGTAGTTAGTTCGTCTTTTAATACCTTTTTACGTTCTTTCCACGCTTGACTTTTTTTCTGAGCAGTTTGTTCAATAGCACAACTTAACGAACAAGTGCTTTGTGCAGTAGTGTATATCGGTGTAAATTCGTTTTTACATACTTTGCATTTCTTAGCTTTCATAACAACTCGTTTAATTGATTATTCTCTCGCTTCAATTTTAAATACTCTGTATGATACTGAGCAAGTCTTTTAATTAGCTGATTGTTCTCGTCTTCCATAGCACTTAGAGTATCTCTGGTCTCACTTATCCATATTTCGTATTTCTCTAAGGTTTCTATTAAATCTTTTCTGTGTTCGTGTTTATCTCGTAAATCGTGTAGAGAAAGTCGGATGCTTCCTATAATCGCATTTAAGGAAGTCTTAGCGTGTATTACATCAAATAAATTCATATTAAAAAGGGAGTTTATCGTCAAAGTTCATATTATGTTCTAAAGGTTTTAATCCTTGCGCTTCTCTTATTATTGGGTTAACGGCATCAATGGTAAATCCTAATCCGTGATTATAGTAAAACATTAACGGAGAATTGCTCATCGTTTGTGTACCGCCTGTATCTTTGTCCTTTATTTTATCAATATCAATAAGTGTAAAATATTGCATTGATTCTAATTTAGTAAGTCTATGTACATTAATCCAATCGTCACACATATTAGCAAATATTTTTCCACCTTCAGCCATTGATTTATTAGGAATCATTGGTTGACCTTCCCATTCGTGACCTTTTGGATATTCACTTATTTTTCTTCCAGATGCAGTCACAGGATGCATTGATAGATATGCAGTCTTTTTATTAATCTTGCACCATCTTTTTAAGCTGCGTATAAATTTGATGTTGCTTTCATAATTCATATCGTGGTCTAACTGATTAAATGGGTCTATAAAATATCCATCTGCAGGTATTGTTTCAAATTCTTTTAATAAGTCTTGTGGTTTATATTGTTGACGATTGTCAATAAAGAAAAAATAATCTTCTAAATAATCATTATACAAATCAATTTCTTCGTGCGACAAGTTTTTAAATGGTATGCCAGAATACATTTGTATTAAATCTCTTAATACTTGTCCTTTTGAATTCTCATCCATCCATATTCCCCATTTTAATTTATGATTTGTAGTCAAAGTTAACATATACCAAGTCATAAAATAAGTTTTTCCGACATTGTCTCCTCCAAGAATTCCATTATACTGACCTACTTTAAATCTTAAATGCTCATCTAACTTACATCCAATGCCTAAACCTTGTGCAATTTTTCCCTCTTTATAATCGTGCAAGTATTTTCTTGCGCTTCCGTTACTTAATACCATATTGCTCTTGTAATTTCTTAGCACGTTGTACTAATGGGTCAATACTTAAAGGTTGTTTAGTAAGTTCTGTCGAACTTTTTTCCCAAGTACGAATACAGGCTTTCCAATCTTTCATTTTATTCTTACCTACCATCCAACCTTTTGAATCGTAAAAGTCTATAAATTTATTTACATCTACGTTATTCTTTCTTTCATTGCAATATTCAGCAACTTGTAAAAATGTAGGTGCTATAAACATATTCTTTTCTCTTATCTTCTCTTCTCTTATAGCATTGCTTTTGCTATGCACTTGCAATGCATTTGCATCACTCCATCTTTTTTGTGCAGCTTTACTGCGTTTTTGACTTACATTATTAAACTCTGATAGTTGTTTATCAAGGAATTTTATTGATATTTCTTCTTCATTTTTATCAACCATTCCTGTATCAATTAACTCCTGCAATATATTTGCATCACGTCTGCAATACTTTTGCAATGCAAATGCATAGCTAATGCATCCAAGTTTTAACCAATAGCCAGAACATAAATTAATAAAACATACAATTGCTTCATCTGAACAAATTTGTATTTCTCCTTCTAACCATTCAGAAGGTTCGTGTTTATAGTACGGTAATTCTTTAGCCATCACTTCTCAGATTTGATTTGTTTTTGTATGTGATGTAATGCTCCTATTAACTCGTATAATCCACGCTCATCAATAAAAACAATCTTAACTGCATTCTCATCTGCAATCCCGATTTTGATAGTATCGTAACTATCAATTTCAATTTGTAAACTTCTTTCGTTTACACAATCCAAAACGTACTTCATAAAATAAAATAAATAAAATAAAAAAGCCACTTTAAATCCCAAGCATCCGACCTCTTGTTCATTAAAATGGCTTAAAAACTCTTTAGCGTTTATAATGTCGGATGAACGCCTGTACAAATATAACTAAACTATTTGTATTTTGTTTTAGAATGGCAGCCCAGAACTTTCGTTTTTAATCTTGTCAGAAGCATTTTCCATCTTTTTAAATGGCTCTTGAATCTTACCTGAAAAAAACTTACCTGCTTTTCCATCTTTAATCCATAGGCTTATTTCTAATTCTCTTCCGTCTACGTTTATAGTCCCTCTGTAGTCAGGATGCTTCTCGTTTTCTTTCTTGTTATTCTTAAATATAACAGCCGTGTTTGTGTTGTCGTAACTCATTTTTATTTGTTTTTGATTATTAAATTATATGATATTTTTCTTTAGCGTTTAAATAGGCTTGTTTTGCTTCTTGTTCGGTATCAAAATAACCTAAGTTTATTTCTTTCCAATTTAAATATATTTTTGCTCTAAATTTGCCTTCACGCTTATTAAAATAATAGCCTTTAGCAGTTTTTCTATTCCATTGGTTTTGTTGTCGTGTAACGCTTCTAAGGTTAATTATTCTATTGTCATCACGAACTCCGTTAATATGGTCTAACTCCTCAACTAATTCATTAAAGCATAACCACCAAGCGTATTGATGAGCAAATAAGTTTTCATTTTTTTCTCCTACTCGTAAATTAATAGCTACATATCCTTTATGCCTACGTGTTATTTCTTTACCTTTTATTCCGTAAATCTTACCTGTATTCACATCGTACTTATAACCGCTTTCTTTTGCGTACTTGCATTTTTCTTCTCGTGTCATAGTATAGATTTTAATTGCTCGTAGTAGTTTCTGCAAAGTTCTACCTTCTCTTTAATCTGTTCAATAGCTTGTTCGTCTCTTTCTACGATAAATCTTTTAATTCGTAGGTTGTTAGGAATGTGGTCGAACGTGTGTTGAGATTGTACCGCTTCACGCAAATCTAAATCCTCATCTATTAATCCTGCTTTCCAATGCGCTCTACGTACCTCATCTTCTACTATTTGATGTGGTGTATTCATTAAGCAGTAAATTAATTCGGCTTTATCTAATCCTGTAAGCATCATATAACCTTGCATCTGCCAAAAATAATCTTTATTCTTTAACTCGGTATCGAATAACGGAAAAGTTGAACCATCCCAAGAGCATTTTATATCCGCAAGTAAGTCTTTTGTAATTACATCGGGTTCTCCTGTGAGCCATTCATTATTATATCGCTCCGTGTTTTTAACTACAAACTCCCATCCTAAAAACTGACCTGCAAACTCTATTGCCTCATCTTCCATCTGAAGACCTTTATCTGTGTATCTGCTCCAAAACTCTTTAGCTATTCCTAATTCCTTTTCTTTAAAGTAATCTTGAATATAAGTCTTTGCCGTTTCAGATAGAACCTCTCCCTTTGTTCTGGGAGAAGTTAGCAATTTACCAAGAGCAGAACATCTGAATTTTATATTGTTATCCATTTTTTATATTTTTTAATTTAAAATTTCTTTCTGTGATTGCTTCATCAAGTGAACTGTAATATCCAATGTGTTTTCCATCTACTATTAATCTATATTTATTTCTTATTTTATAAATATTAGGAGTATTAGTATTACTTCTATTTCCTCTTGTAATGTTTTCTCTATGAGATAAAATTCTTAAATTATTTAAATTATTATTTGATTTATTATTATCTATATGGTCAACTACTATTATACCTTTATTTACTTTATAATCTAAAAATGCTTCTGCAACTATAATATGAATATATTTAGTTATTTTTTTATTATTGCATAATAGAATTTTTAAATAACCTTTACCATTATTTGCTCCGTTTAAAATTTTATCATTTTTAACAGTTCCATTTCTTTGTAAAGATTTAACTCTACCAAAATTTGATACTTCATATAGTCCTTCATAGCCGACTACTGGCTTCCATTGCTCTTGCATATTTTTGCAGTTAAATTAGTGCAGTTAAAAAGAAACGTGGAAGGTGTAACTGCTTCACTTTTCAAACGGCTAATTACCTCCGTTCTATCCACGTTTACAAATATACAAAAATTATAACAACAACATTGCCTTAGTTTGTAACTCAGTTAATTCATATCCTTTCAAAGCATTCTTAAATTGCTCAGTAGTTAATTCTCCATTTGATACTTTAGTAAGTCCCGATTCAAAACGCTCCTGAGGAAATAATTTACTTACCGCTTCTCGTGCCGTGTTCCCATCGTCATCCACCGCCTGTAAACTTAAAAGCGTTTGTAAACTTCCTCTTCGGTAGTAAGTAATCGAAGCAATTAATTTCTGTGGGTCTGTAATCATTGGAAGAACTAAACTGCTTTCTATCTTATCTCCGTTATCTATGTCTATTATCTGAGTGCACACTTTGCCATCTAAGATTGGTTGTAAGAGTATTAATCCGTGTTTTAATAGGATTGGTTCAGTAGCTTCTAAAATAGCGTTTAAATCAGCGTATTTTGATTTAAAGAAAGGATTGTTACTTCCTTTAGTAACTTTACCTATCTCTTGCTTTGCTTTCCATAGCTTAGTGTAGATAGTTTCGCTTTTCGGTAGAACGTCTACCACTTCTTCTTTTTTCATAGTTATTCTGTTTTTAATTGTTTACAAATATAATAGTTATTCACTTATCAGATACTTTTATCTGAAATTATTTCAATCAATTCTCTTTTTAATTGTACAAATTCACCATACTTAGTTGCAGTTAACAATCTTCTTTCAATATCGCTAATACATTTTGTTTGTGCTGGGTATATATGTTCCTGATTTATAATGCAATTTTCAATATCATTCGGTAACTCTCCTATGTATTCTAAAAAATCAACGTAGTTTATATTCTCATCATATACTTTCAAAGCGTGTATTACAGTTGCGTGGTCTTTATTAAGTAAGCTACCAATAAAAGAAAATGTGAAATTCATATCTCTTAAGGTTCTGCATAAAAAAGAACGCTTATAAACTAAATTTCTTTTTCGTGTTTTTGAATTCAATCCGTGAAATTCAATTACTTGTTTTAAACTATCAATGTCTATTTCTCTCATAATGTTAAATAGTTTTTAAATATTTCAATGTTTTTGTAAATAGTATTTAATGAAGTAGTCGCATTTGCCTTTTTCGTTAGGCTTTATATCTGCGTATGTTTGCCAATATTTAGATGGCTCTGCCATATATCGGTAACACTCTTTCTTTAGTTTGCAAGTTTCATTTTTGCACATTGCTATATCTGGCATCTTACTCTGATTTAAAGGTTTCGTTGTATAATTTCATCTGCTTCATCACACATTATTTCAAAATATTTATCTCTTTGAAAATAAGGCATTAAAGTTATATAGTAAATTTTAAATAAAATATTTTTCATAAAATCAATTATTTTTTTCATTCTATTCTGATTTAAAGGTTTCGTTGTAGTAATCTTCTGGATATTTAAAATTTCCTAATCCTTCGCAATAATCTTCATACCATTCATTTGCAAATTGTATAATTTGTTGCTTCTCCATTTCTTTAGCGTGATTAAATGCTATTTCCCACTCATAATCATCAAAGGGTTGTACTTTTTGACCTTGACGTATTTTTTCAAGCCATTCTACTGCTGTCTGTTTCATATCTCACTTATATCTGTAATTAAACCTTTCCATAATTGGAATTTATCTTTAGCATCTGACTGAGTGTATGCGCTTACAATTAAGTAACGCTCCTCCCAAGTCTTTAGCTTTACCTTGTATGTTATCTTAAATCTTTTCATAGCTTTTTATTTCTGAAATTCTGTTAACTAATTCTGCATTATAATTATTCCAATATCTTTTTAAGTCTCCGTGTCTTACTCCGTTGTTAGGGATGAACTCGTTTTCTAATGTCGTAGGCTTTACGTGTTGGTTAAATGCCTCTGCTACTTTCTTAAATACGTTCCGTGTTTTCATAATGACAATATTAGTTTGTGATACTCTTTAATTAAATTATCTAATCTGTTTAGTGTTTCTTCTGAATAAACATCCGTGTTTGCTTGTCGCTCAATTTCTAATTGCTCAACGTACTTTTTTAAATCTTCTTTCATCTGTTTTGTATTATTGTGCGTTACCGAGTCGCACCCCTCGTTGTTTTTAGTATTGTGTTTTAATATTATAAACAATACAATCTTTATATTCTTTCTGCAATTTTTTCATTGCTTTAAAAACATCTTCATTTTTAAATACAACATATTTTACTTCGTTATTATGTCCGATTTCAATTTCAATTTTACTTGCTTTCATCTGTTTTGTTTTTTTGTTTTGTGCCTTATTGACCTTACAAATGTACGCAATTGTTTATAACTACCAAACTTTTACACAATTATTTTTACTTTTTTTTTTATTTATTTTT